GTAGTGTCGTGAGTACCCCATTTAAGATGCGAAAGCAACATGGCAGCACAACCAACAAACCCCCCTAGAGGACACCGGGATGCGTCCACGCCGCATACGAGTGCTAAAACTAGCGTGAGGCCGCCCGCAGCTGGGATCGGGAGAACCCCTGCAGCGCACGGCAAAGCGAGTGATCCACAGACTAAGTCTAAGGTGGACATGTGGTACAACGTCGCCAAACGCCGGCTACCAAAACAGTTCAAGCAGTTTTGGGGAGTCGACCAAGGACCCACGTCATTACCAACCGGCACGTGCTTCGTTGGTGGGCAGGTTAGGAGAAAAACTAGCCCCCCTTCCAAAGCCGTTGCCCAGGCTCATTCCCACACAGGAGTTCCATCACCTGGTGTGGTTTTGGCAGCAAAGGAACTGCCTAAACAACCTTCAAAACCTCTAGCCCCACAAGCAGAGGTGGTGGATATTCATGCCCTTGGTAACCCACCCACTCAGGCGAAGAAAGATCGCCGTAAAGCAGGTCCTTCCAAGAAGGTCCAATTTGCTCCACCAACCAGTGGCTTCGTGGCGAAGAAGAATACAGCCAGCCCCCCGGGTGACGAGTTCCTCCGGAGAGCCAGCCCGCCCGTAACCAACTGGGAAGACCCGGTGCCAGCAAGCCTGCTTTTTGCCCCTGCACCACAGGTTGGTGCTACTGTTAGTGTGCTCTTGCCCAGAGACACTACCGGTGACGCCAGCCAACCACTCTTAACTGACAGAGTGGATGACATTCCTGGAGTTCTGGCTCAGGTGTCAATTGACATTCCCAATGTCAGCCCCGCAGTCTCTCCTGCCCAACACGCTGCTCCATATAAGGCAGCACCTCAGGCCAATAAGGCCAAGCCGCAGAAGCGTGGGCCCAAAGCCAAGTACGTTCCCGTCACAACTCAGCCTCAAGTGGTTGTGGCCCCTAACGTCCTGGTTGAGGGTGCCAGCACTGCGCCTGTCCCCGAAGCGGTTCCCGCTGAACTTGCGAACGCCTCGGATGAAGAATCCACCAGCCCACACGACGAAGCTGGTGAGGATGAGCCCACCGACTCTGAGGAGTGTGCTAAACTTCCTTGTCAATGCCATGGTGCCCCAATGTCAATGTTGTGGTACCTAGTCCCCGTTTGCGCAGCCATATTTCTTGAGCTCGCACTCGGCGACTATTGGTTCGGCACAGTGTTTGTGTACTTCCTTTCCATGTTCCTCCTTATTGGTGTTACCGCCGTTCGGGAGGAGTTCTCCACCGAGATGACTTGCATCCGGTGTGCCTTGGAAAGGACCGCAAGCAGCTTTAATGTCGACCTTGGCATGTTGGCGTTCGCATTTCGAACCCAATTCTTGACCCCTCACGATCAAGTGAGAACCCGGGAGTTGAAACAGCGCCTTGAGTCTTGGTGCAGACGAGAAAGAGAATCGTGGTCTGAACTTAGAACCACGGTCGCCATCTTTACCGTCATGTCCGCTCTGTCCCATCTGATAGAAGTCGAATTGCGATGGATCGCTTCGCTTGAAAGCAGACTTCCTGAGAAAGGTCGCGCTCACGAGTTTGCTACCCGTGGACTTATACAGTCCACGTCTTTCTTGTCCCAACTCCGTCAGTTCGTTGGATTGGGACGTTCCTATAAATCACTCCCACAGAAGTGAAGAGGCCCGGTTGTCTTACCCGCACTTTGCGCTTTGTCCAAAACCAAGGTTCTTAAGAGCCTCGATCGAGGGTGCGAAGTTACGCGAGTTCCAGAAGACGACGGGTCCCAACATCGCCGCCAAATTGTCCATTTAGCCGCTCCTAGCTTACCGGGAGTATATGTGCCTTTCGCGCATCATGACTGTGTCCACAATCAAGCCATATCCATTCACAATCGGGTATGTGGAAAAGTTCCTCAGCCTACTAAGGAAGGACTTAAGTTCATGCGAAAGGGTGCTGACTACATAAAGCGCTCAATGCCGGCGACAACTCAAGAAGAGCTTGGGGAATTTGCTCTTAAATATCCCCCGTCCAAACGGAAGCGTTACCTTGATGCATTAGATCAAGTGTTAACTAATGGAATTGACGAAGATGATGCATTCGTCACTCAGTTTGTGAAGTGTGAGAAGGTTGCACCCACGAAAATTAACCCCGACCCACGGTCGATTCAATTTAGAGCCCCTAAGTATTGTGTCATGCTGGCCAGTTACCTTAAGCCCATGGAACAATTCCTCTACCAAATGAAGCTTAGATCGCCTCATTGCAAGTCCTACACCCGTGTTGTTGGAAAAGGTCTTAACCAAGTTGAGCGTGCAGAATTGTTGCAACGCAAGCTGGAAAACTTTTCTGACCCAGTGATCCTATCTTTAGACATGTCAAGGTTTGACCAACATGTTTCATTGGAGGCGCTGGAAATAGAACACTCCGTGTATTTGCATTCAAATCCCGACCCTTACTTTAGGCAACTGTTGTCTTGGCAGTTGCACAATAAAGTTAGGTCCAAGTTGGGGTTTCGATACAAAACTCGCGGAAAACGTATGAGTGGAGACATGAACACTGCCCTCGGTAATTGCGTTCAAATGATTGCAATGGTGAGCGGAGCCATGGAGGAGCTCAATGTTTGGTTCGACATCATGGATGACGGAGACGATTGTCTCCTGATAATTGAAAGTCGCGATTTGGATTTAGTAGTCGCGAAATTACCCGCCATGATGTTGCTATGCGGACATGAGTTGAAAATTGAACACATTGCTCATTCAATGAACGACGTGGAGTGGTGCCAGTCCAAGCCCATTTATGATGGCACTAAATGGAAATTTGTGCGTAACCCGTTTAAGGTTATGTCTGGCGCTTTAGTCGGCGTTCGTTGGTTTGGAATCAAACCGAAAACGCGACTGGAGTACTTGTCCGGAATAGCCCGCTGCGAGTTAGTGCTCAACTCAGGTGTCCCAGTGCTGGAGGAGTATGCGAAGGCCTTACTCCGCAATAGTCGAGGTGCCGACCCAAAGTTCGACCAGACTTCTGGCGAATGGTGGCGGTACATAAGAGAACTCAGGCACTTGGATGACCCGCAACCCATATCACAGGAGGCCCGGCTCTCATTTGCGCACGCGTTTGGCGTTAGTGTCACTTCTCAGATAGAATATGAGGAGTACCTCAAGAATTGGAACTTCGATGTTCATCCATTTTCTGTTGAATCCGTCTCATGGGATCCGGAAACCTGGACGGATGAACGACCTGACCATTTGGAGTTCCCTGAGGGAAATTTAAATGTCCACATTGGCCCAACGTAGCGCTATGAGCGCCCAACAACGAATACAACAAACCCCCAAACCGCAGCAGAAGTCAAATTCCGCTCCTCCTGCGCGTAAACCTAGGAATAAACCCCGCAGAAAGCGACTTGTTCAGAGCATGACCAACATGTCTATCTCCTCTGGAAAAGTTAACTTCACCTCAGGGCGAGCCACTCGCATGAATATGCGTAACATAGTGACGCAAGATGAGTACATACAGGACCTGAATGGTTCCACTGCTTTTGCCACTACTGCTTTCCCCTTGAACCCTGGTCAAGTGGGCACTTTCCCTTGGCTTTCCAAACAGGCCCAATTGTTTGAAAAGTATAGATTCCTTTCATTGGAGTTCTATTAC